GACCATTGATAATAATCAGATAAGGTATTGTAAAAAGTGCGGATGCGAGCTTTCGAGTACCAATAAGCACAAGCTCTGTGATAATTGCAGAAGAGAGCGTGCAGCGAAAATCAGAAATGGCGCACTTGGAGCAGTAGGAACCTTAGGGAGTATCGCGCTCTTCGTCATAACGAAAGGGAAGCATGGTGGCGGTGGAAATAAGGCGTAATTAAGGATAATGTTGTAGCGGCCCTCCGGCGATGAACCGGGAGCCGCTATTTTCATGTCAGTCTTTTTTGTAAAAATTGGTCTCGTAGCCATCGGCACGGAGCAGGATGTCCGGCATCCAGTCCGGAGATCTGCCCATCTGTTTACAGATCACATTCAGGTCAACATCAGGGCTGCATTCGATGATCAGCTCATCATGAACGTGACCGACGATAAAGCAGTGCCGGAGAGTCTTCATGGCGTAGCAGAGAATGTCGCGGCTGACAGCCTGGACGATGTTCTCCACGAACTTCGGACCATAAGATTCGATGCGTTCCCATTTCTTTGTTGAGCCGACTCCTTCGTAGGTGACGGATTCGCCGCCATACTGGTTTTCTCCAATACGTGGCTTCACGTAGGAGAGCAGACGGCCTGACGGGAGCTTGATGAAGAGCATGCCGCTTTTATAAAAGAAGCGGATCCCGCGTACTTCGGTCTGGATGCGCTGCGTGATGGTGGACTTGACCGCACGATCGATGTCCCACCAGAAGGCGGTGATCATAGGATTTGAGCTCCGCCAGGAATTGACCAGTGGTTGCAGTTCTTCTTCGTTCAGTCCCATTTCCAAGGCTCCCATTGATTTCAGTGTCCCGACACTGCCACCGTAACCGAGAGCCAATTCTGCGATCTTGCCTTTCTGACGGAGATGACCGTTGATACCGTGCTTTTCAACTGGGACTCCGAACATCTGGCTGGCAGAGGCACAATAGATATCTTTGCCTTCCGCGAATACCTTGGAGCGCCAGGTCTCACCGGCAAGGTAGGCCAGCACTCTGGCTTCGATGGCGGAAAAGTCGCTGACAATGAACTTGTATCCTGGACGGGGCACGAAGGCTGTTCGGATCAGCTGTGACAGCGTGTCCGGGATATCATCATAGAGAAGCTGCAGGGTATCATAATCACCGGCTTTCACAATGGCTCTGGCTTCTGCGAGATCCGGCATGTGGTTTTGCGGAAGGTTCTGCAACTGGATCAGTCTGCCTGCCCACCTGCCGGAGCGGTTGGCTCCGTAGAACTGGAACATACCGTGGGCTCTGCCGTCTTTGCAGACAGCATTCTGCATGGCCTGATACTTCTTAACCGATGATTTTGCAAGCTGCAGGCGGAGTCGGAGGGCTTCTTCCACCTGACCGTCGGTATCATTGATCAGCTTTGCCACATCCTTCTTTCCGAGGGATCCTGCTTCCACACCGTTTTCAGAGAGCCAGGCTTTCATCTGCATTACGCTGTTCGGGTTCTCTACACCGGTGATGTCTTGCATGGTTTCGGATAGGGCAGCTTTGGAGCGTTCGTCAAAGGTTATAGCATTTTCAACTACATCCATGTCAAGGGCGATACCTCTGTCATTGATCTCCTGGTCGAGGTGATATTCTTCCCAGATGAAGTCTGGGACAGGGTATTTCGATAGGCGTTTCTGTATTGCCATTTCTACTTCCACATCGCGTTTATTGTAGGATTTAAAGAGTGACCACTTCTCCGGATCATGTTCCGGAAGGTTACGGGTGCGTCCGCCATTGCTTTTGGTCGGTTTACAGGGGTTGCAGAAGTAGCGGATCAGGTCTTTGCCTTCTTTCAGCTTCTGATCCTGCAACTTCAGAACAGCACCGACACCTTCCAGCGAGAGCGGCAGTCCCATATAAGCTGACCAGATCATGGTGCATTTCCAGGAGGCCGGATCCAGATACTGACCGGCGGGATCCTCCGGGATGCTGTAGCCGGTGAAGTATTCCGGGCGATGCTTCTTCAGCCAGTTGGAGAGACAAATTCGTTCAAAGGAAGCGTTGAAAGCCCACTTGGTTACATTCTCATCAGATAATGCTGCAAGGATCTATTCCGGGATAATGTCACCGCAGGCAAGGTCATACACCACGACGGGTCCTCCATCTACAGAGACTCCGAAGAGCAGTATCTCAAATTCTTCAGACTCAGCGTACTTGTAAGCACCGCACTTGGTGATATTCACGTCGCTGTAAGTCTCTAAGTCGATTGACATTTCTTTCATCATCATTGTCCTTTCCATGAAAAGAGAAGCGGCAGATTATGCCTGCCGCCTCCCGTCTGTTTAACGTCTATCTTCCAGCATCTTCTGGTATCTGAGCTCTGTTTCCTTGCGTTCCAGTTCATCCTTTGCCTTCTTGCGTTCATATTCTTCCTTGTCCTGCTGCTTGATCTGAAGCATAAAGCGGATGCCGTAGATAACGCCGATCAGGAAAGCCAGGATAAGGCCGCAGCTGAAGATGTTACCGATAAGAGTTACTACACTGTTTGCAAATTCCATGATTGTTACCTCATTCTTTCTGTAGATTGTCGCAGGCAGCGGCGGTATTACCGCCACCTGCATTGGTTGTCAGGTTAGTCGAGGAAATCATCCTCATCGTCTGCCGTTGCAAAGTCATCCTCAGCTCTGGATTTGCCGCCGAGAGGTTCACCGTCGCGGATCTTCTGAAGGTTGTTCAGACCGCAGGCGATACCCTTGTTGCCGTTGCTGTTGAAGGCGTACAGGTTGATGCTGGCTCTGCCGTACACGCCGGAGTAGACTTCGGAGCGTTCCAGTATCGGCTGTCTGTCCGCATCTACGATGCCGGGAGCTGTTGCACTGTTGGCGTTGATGAAGTAGGCGTTCTTGTAAGCCTCATCATCCGGTCTCTCCAGATCACCGTCACGGAGAGGTGTCTTGATAGCGGAAAGGGCAGGAACGGACTTGCCGTTGCCCTTCAGCTTGCTCTGACCTTCCTCATAGGCTGCCTGGATAGCTGCCTTGATCTTTGCGACCGTAGCGGTATCGGACTTCGGAATGATGAGCGACACGCTGTACTTCGGAGCGCCGCCGTTGATGCTCTTCGGATCCCAGACATTCGCATAGCTCCATCTGGTGTTTACGCCTGTGATTACCTTTGTCGGAATAGTTACTTTGTTTGCCATGATTTTTTCCTCCTTATTCTTCGCTAAAATCATCTTTGGCTGTGTTCAGTGCCGGTCTTTTGTCTGACTCCGGCACAAGTGTCGGTTTGCCCTGCGGCTTTGTGATGAAGCCGGATAGGAGTTCGTTGAACTTCTTTTTTCCGAGAAGAGAAGTCATTGCTGTGATTCCCAGAAGCTTCTTTTCGTAAGGATCGAAGCCGGCGGCTACCACTGTGGATGCAACTGCATTTTCATCGGAGTATTTACGGTTCGATTTGCCTTCTACGACTTTGAAGCCGGGATACTCTACGCCGCTGAGTGCCTGTTGGAGTGCGTATTCCTTGATGTCATTTGCCCAGGCGACCAGATCATCGATCCGGGGAAGGATGGCAGCGATTTCTGCTTCATCCAGGTTGGGCGGCATCTCGAAGTCATACTGTGCGAGCTCCAGGTTGTGTTCGGCACGCTTGCGGCAGGTTGCCTTTGCTTTGCAGAACTGGCAGTGGTCTCCGGCGTTATATTCGCCTTCGCCGTTGTAGGCCAGAGCTGCGGTAGGCTTTAAGATTTCCTCAGCCCATTTCATCAGGTCGTCTCTGCTGATCTCGTAGGTACTGATGTTGTCCCGGCGGGGCTGGAAGATCGTCATGCGGATGGTCTGGATGTTGTAGAGATATTCGTAAGTATCCAGAGCGCCTAAGGCGTAACACATCATCTGCGGATTCTCTTCGGCATCCACCAGGACACCGAGCCCGTATTTGAAATCGATGATATGCGGCACATCGTCCGCGATGATCACGCAGTCGCCGGTTCCGAAGCCTTCCGGTACCCACTTGGAGAAGTCCAGTTTTTCTTCGATCAGGATCAGCGGGTCGGTGCAGTGCGTCTTTGCTTCTTCAATCTGCTCTGCGACGTAGGCTGCATACTGATCGGTACAGTCGTCCATCTCCGTATCGAACCAGGTCAGGTTCTCTGTCGGATCCTCAGGATTTCTTCCCAGAAGCTTCTCCACATTGTATTCGCAGAGGGCATGTGCATCGGTTCCCTGTTGGGCGTAAGGACTGCCGCTGTCATTGATGCCGGCACACAGCTTTGCGCTGGGCGGGCAGGCGAGCCATCTGTGGCTTTCGGAGGCGGAAAGATATGCGTGTTTAGGCATCGGTTAATCCTTCCACCTCTGTGACAAGTGCCGCGTAGTCCTTCGGATCCACATTGGTAAGGCTGCCTCCATTGCCGTACTTCTGAACGATCGCTTTGACATCTGCTTTGAAGCGGCCTTCTGCTTCGTTTGCTTTCTTTGCGAGGATCCCTCTGACTTCTTCCTTGGAGTATTGCTTTTCAGCAGGTGCTTCCGCAGGAGCGGGCTCCTGTTTCTTTGTCTTCTTCTCAGACTTTGCCGGGGCTGCTTCTTCGGTTCCGGAATAGAATTCCTTCAAAGCTCTGCCGGTCTCTGTCAGGGTTTCTCCGCAGCTGATCAGGTTGTCGATCATGGCGGAGAGTTCACTCATTTTGCTCATCGCATTTACCTCCGTTTTCGTTATTCTGTTTTCTCAGGTTGGCTGCCAGTCGTTTCGCTACAACGCTGATGACGATCAGTGTGTCGATCAGCTCTTCGTCGATAGCCTCATCCGGCTGGCTGTTCACAGTAGATTCTTTCTGCATCTGCAGCACCTCTCTTTCCGATTGGCTCTTGGCCTTTCTATCTTCCTAAGCGGGTTTGATGATTGTTTTTCCGGTCGGAGGGAATAATTTGTGAAAAAGATTGCCGGTGGCGCGTCGCTATAAAAAGGAAGCGATTCGCTGCCGGCTTATTTTTGTGAAAGAAATCTCCGGGCTGACCGGAAAATCTGAGTTGCAGGGCGCTTAGGAAGTTAGGAGGACTCTATGTCCTAACTTTTTAAGAAAAGAGGTTTGAAGTTTGCAGATAACCATGTTTACAGCAGACTGCACCGGGCAGGCCGCGAACTGCAGCTATCCGAATCGGAGAGTGGTGACCACGCCGGAGGAAATGCGGGAAGCAGTCCGGTTCGATCATGTCTGCGCAGAGTACAAAGGGAACTATCGAAGCATCGGAAACTTCACCAGATCGGATGTGGTGGTGATGGATATCGACAATGACCATACCGAGGATCCGGCAGAGTGGATCACGCCGGAAAAGCTGGATGAGCTGCTTCCTGACATTTCCTATGTAATTGCCTTCAGCCGGAACCACATGAAGGTGAAGGACGGAAAGGCGGCAAGACCGAAGTTCCATGTGTATTTCCAGATCACGGGGACGGCGGATGCAGGCTGGTATGCAGCGCTTAAGAGAGGAATCAAGAAACGCTTTGACTTCTTCGATGGGAATGCGCTGGATGCTGCAAGGTTCATCTTCGGAGCGGATGCCGGTGAAGTGGTCTGGCATGAAGGATGGATGACTATCGATGAAGAAGTCGAGCCGGACTATGAAGAGCCGAAAAATGAAGATGCCGGCAGCAGCACCGGACCGATCCTGGAAGGCAGTAGGAACAATACGATGAGTCGCTTTGCAGGGAGAGTCCTAAAGAAGTATGGCGTGACGGACAGGGCAAGGGAAGCGTTTGAGCTTCATGCGAGAAGATGTGATCCGCCGCTTCCGGAGGATGAGCTGAATACGATATGGAACAGTGCAGTGAAGTTCTATAAGAACACGGTCTGCACACAGCCGGGATACGTGGAACCGGATGAGTATAATGCAGAGTTTGATTCTCTGAAGCCAGAGGATTTCTCCGATATGGGAGAGGCGAAGGCCTTGATTAAGGAATACCGTGATGAGCTCCTGTATACGGATGCTACTCAGTTCTTAAGCTATGACGGCATGTGCTGGAGAGAGAATCGGCAGAAGGCTGTGGGAGCGGTTGAAGAGTTTCTGGATATGCAGTTGGTGGAGTCGAGGGATCAGTTTGAAACGGCGGTTGCTCATATGCTGGCAGTGGATCCGTCATTGGATGAGATTACGGTCCGGAAGGGCGGCAGGGCTTTAGAGAAGCTGGTCACACCACAGAATGCGGAAGCTTTTGGGGAACTTCAGGCGGTCAGAAGCTATTACGGCTTTGTGATGAAGTACCGGAACTACAAAAATATCGCAGATACCCAAAATACTGCGAAGCCGATGGTGGCAACGGACATCAATCTCTTCGATGCTCAGGAGAACTACCTGAACACGCCGGGCGGAACCTATGACCTTGCAAAAGGCGTGAACGGAATGATGCCGCATAAAGCAACAGATCTTCTGACAAAGATTACGAATTGCACTCCGGGCGAAGATGGCAAACAGCTCTGGGAGGATGCGCTGCAGCTGTTCTTCTGCGGAGATCAGGAACTGATCGAGTATGTGCAGATGACGGTCGGTATGGCAGCGGTCGGGAAGGTTTATGTGGAAGCTCTCATCATTGCTTATGGTGAAGGCCGGAATGGTAAGTCTACGTTCTGGAATACGATATCCAGAGTCTTGGGAACATACTCCGGCGCGATGTCAGCAGACTCCCTTACAGCGAACTGCAGAAGGAATGTAAAGCCTGAGATTGCTGAGCTGAAGGGGAAACGCCTCATTATTGCTGCGGAGCTGGAAGAGGGAACAAGGCTTTCGACTTCGATCCTGAAGCAGCTGTGTTCTACGGATCAGATCAGAGGCGAGAAGAAATTCAAGGATCCTTTTGACTTCACTCCGTCACATACGGCGGTACTTTATACCAATCATCTGCCGAAGGTCAGTGCATCGGATGATGGTACCTGGAGAAGACTGATCGTGATTCCGTTCCACGCAAAGATTGAAGGGTCTTCTGACATTAAGAACTATGCGGATTACCTGTACAACAATACGGGGCCAGCGGTTATGAGCTGGATTATCGAAGGTGCAAGGAAGGTGATCGAGCGCGAGTTCAAGATCGATCCGCCGAAGGTGGTGGCAAACGCTATTGCAGGGTACCGGGGAATGAACGACTGGCTGACGCATTTCCTTGAGGATTGCTGTGTGACCGGTGACGGCCTGGAGCAGAAGTCTGGTGATCTCTATCAGGAGTACAGAGCATATTGTCTGCGTACCGGTGAGTATGCACGCAATAACGCCGACTTCATTGCTGAGATCGAGAAGCGCGGTTTTATGCGTAAAAAGAAAAAGTCCGGTATGTGGGTGCAGGGATTGCAGCTTAAAGACACGGACTTTGCGGATTGATGTGAACCTGTGCAGGACGGAAACGGGGATTATCCCTGCCTTTGTCCTGCACTGAAGCTAAAAGGTGCAGGGTATGCAGGATGTTTACATTAATACGCGTACAGGGAAAATCTTAAAAATTTCTCTATAGAGAGTGTTATGCGGCGTCATGCACACCCTGCACCATCATTTGATGGAGGTTAGCGATGCGTGAAAAAGTCATAGAGCAGAAGCTGGTCGCGGAGGTGAAAAGGCGCGGCGGCATCTGTCCGAAGTGGGTGTCTCCGGGATTTGACGGGATGCCCGACCGGATTGTCTTACTGCCGAGCAGGCACTTCGGACTGGTGGAGGTCAAGGCTCCGGGCGAACGCCCGAGACCGCTGCAGGTTTCACGGCACCGGCTTCTGATGAGATTGGGCTTCCGGGTTTATGTACTGGATGATCCGGAGCAGATTGGAGGGATTCTGGATGAAATACAATCCACTTGATTATCAGATATATGCGATCAATTTTATAAAGGAGCATCCTATAGCGGCGATCCTGCTTGATATGGGTATGGGCAAGACCAGTATTGTGTTGGCAGCACTGAATGACCTGATGTTTGACAGTTTCGAGGTGACTAAGGTGCTGATCATCGCACCGCTTCGAGTGGCGAAGCATACCTGATCAGCGGAAATACAGAAGTGGGATCAGCTGCGTGGACTTCGATATTCCATAGCTGTCGGAACGGCAGCAGAGAGGATGAAGGCGCTTCAGGCGGATGCGGATATTTACATTATCAACAGAGAAAATGTTCCCTGGCTGATCGAGAAGAGCGGGCTGCCGTTTGACTACGATATGGTGGTGATCGATGAGCTGTCATCCTTCAAGAACTGGCAGGCGAAGAGGTTCAAGGCACTGATGAAGGTAAGGCCGAAGGTGAAGCGGATCGTAGGTCTGACAGGAACACCTTCCAGCAATGGTTTGATGGACCTCTTTGCAGAGTACAAGGTTCTGGATATGGGAGAGCGTCTGGGAAGGTTCATCAGCCAGTACAGGGTCGAGTACTTTGTACCGGATCAGACGAACGGTCCTATCGTTTACAGCTACCGGCTCCGGAAGGGTGCGGATAAGAGGATCTACGACAGGATCTCCGATATCACGATTTCCATGAAGGGAACCGACCATTTGCAGATGCCGGAGCTGGTGAATTCCGAATATCCCGTGTATCTGGATGAGGATGAGCGGGCGAAGTATGAGGCGATGGCCAGTGACCTGGTGATCAATCTTCCGGGCGGTGAAGTTACGGCTGCCAATGCAGCGACGCTTTCCGGAAAGCTGACACAGATGGCAAATGGTGCAGTCTATTCCGATGCTGGCGGTATCGAGTTCATTCATGATAAGAAGCTGGATGCTTTGGAGGACATCATCGAGGCGGCAAACGGCAAGAGTATTCTGGTGGCGTATTGGTACAAGCACGATCTGACAAGGATCATCGACAGACTGGAAGCTCTGGGTGTGAACTATGGAAAGCTGGATTCGGATCAGAGCATCGAGGACTGGAATGCAGGAAGACTGGAGGTGGGACTGATACATCCGGCTTCTGCAGGACACGGACTGAATCTCCAGAGCGGCGGTAATACGTTGGTGTGGTTCGGCATGATCTGGAGCCTGGAGCTTTACCAGCAGACGGTAGCCCGGCTTTGGAGGCAGGGGCAGGAATCCGGAACGGTCGTAGTACAGCATATTATTACAGCCGATTCGATTGATGAGCGAATTATGAAGGCGCTTAACGCTAAGGGCAATACGCAGGCCAGACTGATCGATGCCGTGAAAGCGGAGGTAAGTGCCTATGGCAGGAAATAAAAATCTGGCAGCGGATCCGTATGAGCGATTGGCGAATGCAATCATTCTGCAGGCAGTCGCTGATTACAGGGTGGCTCTTAAGAAGATCAAGGCACATCCGAAGGATCGAAAAGCAATAGATGAGGCTTTGGAGATCGAGAGGTTCTTCCGTTCCGGCTGGTACAGCCAGCTGACAAGTGTGGACGGGGAATACTTGGTCAAGAGGCTTCAGGACGAAGTGAGACAATCAGAGTCAATCCGAGGGAGAAAAAATAAATCCAATCGGAGGTAGCTTATGAACAGACATCAGCAGGAAGCCAAGAGATATTTATCACAGGCGTTCGGACTGAACCAGCGGATCGAGAGCAAACTGGGACAGATTGAGGATCTACATGACCTGGCCACCAAAGCAACGGTGACATATTCGGATATGCCGAAGAGCCTGAACAGGGATGGCTCCAGAATGGAAGATGCCATTATCAAGATCATCGACCTGGAGAATGAGATCAATCAGGATATGATGAAGCTTGTGGAACTGAAGAAGGATATCATCCGCAGGATCAAAGCAGTGGAGAGTGCAGAACTTCAGACGATACTGGAACTGCGGTACCTGTCCTATATGAGATGGGAAGAGATCGCCATTGAACTTGGTTATGGAATCGATAATGTATTTCGCCTTCACAGGAGTGCCCTGGATAAAATAACGATTCCGGAAACAATACAGTAAAATCAAGTTCGATACAGTAAGCCTATGTGATAATGTTAAACTGGCAAAAGCGAAAGATGAGAGAGCCGTTGCGGAGCAAAAAACCGTGGCGGCTTTTTCTGTGGGAAAGAAGGTGGAATGATGCCAAGGAAACCGAAGCATCCATGCTCTTATCCCGGATGCCCGAAGCTGACAGACAAAAGATTCTGTGAAGAGCATGAGAAGCTGAGCAACAGTAACTATGAGAAGTACGGCAGGGATAAGTCTACGAAGAAGAGATACGGTCGTGCATGGAAGAGGATCCGTGACAAGTATGCTGCGGAGCATCCCTTCTGTGAGCTGTGTTTTGAACGTGGAATTATCGTGCCGACTGAAGAGATCCACCACAAGCTGCCTTTGAGTGAAGGTGGCACGCACGATCGCAGTAACCTGATCGCGTTGTGCAAGTCGTGTCACTCAACCATACACGCGAAGAGAGGGGACTATTGGGGGCAAAGGGTTCCCGCGAAGCCTGCTTCGTGGGAAGAGGACGAGCAGTGAAGTGACCGAGACTCCGCGCTTGCAAGGAGGCGAGGGATACGGAACTTGCGAGGACGAGGGTAGGGGCGGTGCGAATCTCTACAGGTACGGCTCCCAGGGAACGGCGCGGGGGTCACGCGTGCAAAATCGCGAAATGGAAGACGGGGGTATGAGCCTGCATTGTCATCTCAGAATTCGATTGACAAACGACACGTTTGGTTGTAATATTTAATTGAAATTCGGCAGAATACTAAAATGCCGAAAATAAATTAAATGAATTCGAGGTGGAAAAGATGGCGGGTACAGCAATACTTCCTGAAGATCAGAAGATCTTTTCCATGAAGGAGCTTAAGGAAAAAGGCTTCTCGCAGTATAAGGTCAGCAAGCTGGTCGATGAAGGAAAGCTTATAAAACTGAATAAGAGCTATTACGAGAACGCAGAGTATCGTGGTGAGGAATCAGACTTCTATTATACCGAGGCATATGCACCGAAGGGTGTGATCTGCCTGCTCAGCGCTGCTGTTTATTATCATCTGACGACGTTTATTCCGGATGCTGTTGATGTAGCTATACCAAGGAAAGCAAAGGTATCCACTATGCCGGACTGGCCACAGATGAATGTTCATCATTATACCGATGACAGACATGAGCTGGGCGTTACAACGGTAAAAGAAGGTAAGAATGAATTTCATATCTACGATATGGAAAAGACCGTCGTGGATATCGTGTTTTACAGGGAGAAGGTCGGTATTGAAGAAACCAAGGAGATACTTGTGACCTATCTGCAGAGAAAAGACCGGAATCTGAACCGGCTTCTGAAGTATGCAGAACTGATGAAATGCGACAAAGCGATGAGACAATATCTGGAGGTGCTCGTATGATAAGTGCAATATCTGTAAAGGACAGATTGAAGAACCAGGCGGTGGCCAGCGGTAAAACATTTCAGGAAGCATTGACGGCGTATGGGTTGGAAAGAACCGTATACAGACTGTCGGTGTCAGAATATGTGGAGCGATTTACACTTAAGGGCGGTATATTCCTGTATGCGCTCTTTGAAGGTGAGTTTGCAAGAGCCACAAGAGACATAGACCTTCTGGCAAGGAATATGCCGAATAATGTGGAGGATATGAAGAAGGTATTTGCAAACATCTTCTCCATCGAGTGTGATGATGCTTTGCGGTATGATCTGGATGCGTTGGAGGTAATAGATATCACCGAGTTCAAGGAATATCATGGTGTGAATGTTTCCATCATGGCATATCTGGACAGGACGAAGGTTCCAGTATCTATTGATATCGGATTCGGGGATGTTGTTTATCCGGACAGAGTAAAAATGGAGTTCCCGGTACTGCTCGATATGGAGGTGCCGGAGATTTATGCATATTCCATTTCATCGGTGATATCAGAAAAGTTCGAGGCTATTGTTTCTCTTGGTGATGCAAACAGCAGATATAAGGATTTTTATGATATTTATATCCTGGCTGACAGGTATGACCTTGACGGAACAGAATTGAAGGAAGCAGTCAGAGAGACCTTTGAGCATAGAGGTACAGGTTTTGATGATATCTTTGCTTTCACTGAAGACTTTTTGGCAAGTGAGATTCACCAGAGCAGATGGAAAGCATTTCTAACAAAGAAGAAAGCGCTTGTGGATGCAGAACTGGAAGATGTGGTTGAACTGCTCAAAACGTTACTGCTTCCAATTGTAGAGAGCATAACCGGAAACAATAATTATTCAGCAAAATGGGATCATGAATCTCGAAGCTGGAAATGAAGAAGTGAAATGAACATCAAGAGGATCATGTGAAGAGCATGGTCCTTTTATTATGCAATTTTCGAGGAAGGAGGGATTCCGATGGCTGGGAGAAAACCGAAGCCCACAGCGCTTAAGAAGCTGGAAGGCAATCCGGGGAAAAGAAAACTGAATACGAAGGTGTTAACTGTCAAGTAA